CCGATTGACCCAGCCACAGAGAATGCAAACGCTGTGAAGGGTATGCCGTTGCAAGTGTTCCCAGACCAGGATCACGAGGCGCATATTGTAGCGCATACCATGTTCTTGTCTTCGCAAGTTGGCACGGCTAACCCGCAGGCGTTTGTATTGTTACTGTCTCATGTGCAGGAACACATTGGTGCGCTGGCTCGGGATCAGGTCATGGCGTTCTTCCAAGAAGCAGCGAGGCAGGCAGTGCAAGCAGGAGAGCCTGTGCCGCAGATCGCGCCCGATCTCATCGAATCTACGGTTGCACAGCAGGTCAGCGAGATTATGCGTGATATCATGCCTGCGCTACAGGCCAACCAGCAGCAGGATCCGTTGATTGGCATCCGCGAGAAAGAGCTTGAGAATTCGCAGATGGAAATCCAGCGCAAGGTCATGAATGATCAGATGGACTTCCAGATGGACCGTGAGAAGTTGCAGCAGTCGTACGAGTTAGCGCAGCAGCGACAGAAGTTGCAGGCTGACATTGCAGAAGCACGCAACGATGTGAACATCTACAGAATTAATACGCAGGCAGCATTGTCGAGGAATAAATGATACAGGCACTGATTGGTCCGGTCAGCGGACTGATTTCTTCTTGGATGGACTCGAAGACCGAGGAGCAACGAGGCAAGACAGCCATTGCCAAAGCCAAGGCGGAGGCGGAAGCTGCCGTGATGGTGTCAGCAGCTACGTCCACTGCGGAGTGGGAGAAGCTGATGGCAAAGGGCAGTCAGAACTCCTGGAAGGACGAGTGGCTTACCATTTTGTTCAGCATCCCGCTTATATTGGCTTTTTGTGGTGACTGGGGCAGGCAGATTGTAGCCGAGGGCTTTGCAGCTTTGGAGGCCATGCCTGAATACTATCAGTATACCTTGGGAGTGATTGTGAGTGCTTCCTTTGCCGTCCGGTCGGCGACCAAGTTTTTTGGCAAGAAGTGAGATGAGCGGTGGCCGAAGTAACGATGGAAAGATTCCTGCGGTGGAAGATACTACCCCGCTTGATGATGATTATGATGTCAATATCCGCTTGGCGGGTAGTGGAGTGGTTTATGACATTGCCCGACCCTACACCAGCGCAGGCGGGACTTGTAAGCGTTGTGACTGGAGCTATGACCGGTGCATTTGCGGTGTGGCTGGGTCACGAAAAGGAAAAGGCTAGTTAGATGGCACGTCCGCGCATCAAGCAGTTTGCTGACGATCTGAAGATCGATTATGGTAAAGCCAAAGGTCTTGTCGAAGAAGGTCGCCGTCGCAAGGATGGTGGCTCTCAGGTGTTGGAGAAGAACATGAACAAGATGCAGAAAAAGGTAACCAAGGTTGCCAAGGGGCTGAAGAAAGCCTCCAAGACTCATGCCAAGCAGGCCGAGACGTTAGATTCTGTTGAGTTTCAGGCAGGCGGCACCTTGAGGGACGCCCTTGAAAAGTTGAATCGAAGAGAAAAAGACACTGCAAAGATGGCCGATATCGCGACGAAGGATACGGAAATCGATGTAAATGTGGACAAAGGGCCAAAGGATGCGCCCACAAATTACTTCAGGGCACCCCCACGTGACGAAGAAACCAAGAAAAAGCCCAAGCGTGGCCGCAAAAGAATGAAAAAAGCGATGGGCGGTGCCACAGATGTAGGTGCGGCGCCACAAGCTCGTGGTGCGGGTGCTGCAATCAGGGGCACCAAGTTCTCGGGAGTGTATTGAGATGCCACCACGCGACGTATTCGAAGGAGATCCAACTCGCGGACAACGAGAGCGTGTAGAAGCGCAGACTGGTGGTCGTCGCGGTAGCACTCGGACTCGCTCGGATCAAGATCCACGTGGAATGTACGGGCCTCGCGAACAGACGGGCACTGTCACAGTTGATTTGGGCGGGGACCGTGGTGGCACCACAGAAGTCGCTACTTATGGTGGACCGACACAGCAGGGTATTAACATAGGTTTCGATTCTGGGTACGGTGAAAAAGCAGGGACTCTGAGCTTCCAAGAGTTCATGAATGTAACTGGGCGCAGTGAAACTAACCCATATGGCAAGCAGGGTTTTTTCAGCCGCGTCTTTGGTATCGATCCCAACAAGATCAACTACGCCACGAACACACCCGGCGGCATTGCCACACTGGCTAAAGTAAATGCGCTGGCCTATGATCAGTATTTAAATCCACGAGACGCGCAGGGCAACATTCGCGGTTTTCTGCGCGAGGGATCACCTACTCGATTTGGCACTGTTGTAAATGATCCAACATTAGAGAAAGACCTTGGAATTATGGGCGCGATTCCGTATATCGGTGGTTTCTTGAGAGCGGCGAACCGTCGTTCTGCCCTCAACATCTCTCCGTATGACAACCCGCTGTTTTCCGAGATGGGCGATATTGGTTTTGAACTCGGCGAGTTTCCTGAAGGCGCCGTGGCGGCGGCACCTGCTGCGCAGGCAGCCCCGACAAGTGCTATCTCTAATGTTTTTGAACCGTTCACGACTGACCCCGATATTCGTAACCCAGAAAGTTATTTCGCCGATATAAACACTCGTCCGCAGGAAACACCTGTAACACCCGGTTTTACTAGGCCAGATGATACGACAATGCCTAGTGTGGCCGATGTTATCGCAGCGGAGCCGATGGTGACAGAGCCTGTTGATCCGAGGCTCCCGACAGGACCGAAAGTAATTCAAGCGATTCCGGGTGGAGATCCTGGCTCTGCGTCAATTACCATTAATCCGCGAACAGAATCACCAACATACACCGCGCCTGATGAGCCGGTTGATCTTTTGCAAGACATTTTAGCGCCTGATGGCAGTCCTCTGCCGGGTGTGATGGATGTTATCGGTTCGTCTGAAACAGGTCGGACTAGCTCGGCGGCACCTATCCTTGACATTCCCGAGGGCGGTTTTCCAGATCCGAGGGTTTCTCCCCCGCAACTTACTTCGGAACAAGTCCAAAGAGCGAACGAAAACAACGTCGCCACGCAACGACGTTTGCAACTGATGGCAGAAGGCATGTCTGGTGATGCGGCGATGATGCAGGCTGAAAGAGAAAAAATTCGTGCGAGAGCAGCAAGACTAGGACTGGGCCAATAATGGACGTTGTAGATTTTGTTCACGCTTATCGAAAAGCCTTGAACAATCGTATGGATGAGATTACACGTGTTCTATCAACCGGTGGAGCCAAGGATATAGAGGCTTACCGCTCAATGTGTGGCGAGGTACAGGGGATTAGCCAGGCATTGTATGAGTTTGACGCCCTGCTAAAGAAAGCAAACTATGACGACGCTTCTAGTACCTGATCACGTCCTCCGGCAACAGCAAGCCAAGAAAAAAGCTGAAGAAGAAGCCTCCAAGAAACCAGCGACAGAGCGAGTTCCGCAGCCCACCGGCTGGCGGATTCTTGTCATGCCCTATCAGGGCAAGTCGCAGACGGAAGGTGGCGTGTACGTACCTGATCAAGCCAAAGACCGAGAGGCACGGGCCACTGTGGTGGCGTATGTAGTCAAGCTCGGACCTCTTGCTTATCAAGATCCGGACAAGTTTGGGCCGGGTTCTGAGCCGTGGTGCAAAGAGGGTGACTGGGTTTGTATCGGTCGCTACGCAGGATCACGTTTTCAGATCGAAGGCGGAGAAGTCCGCATAATCAATGACGATGAGGTCATTGCAACAATCGTCGATCCAGACGATATCAAGACATACGGAGCATAGTATGCAAAACAACGTCGCCGAAAAGGAAGAGACGCAAGAAGTAGAGGTTGTCGAGACCGAGGCACCTGAAAATGTTTCACGTGAAACATCCGAGGAGCAGGTAGAGACGGCCCCCGAAGAGCAAGAGCAGGCAAAATCTGACGATGACGAGTTAGAACAATACTCAGAGTCTGTAAAACGGCGTATTTCAAAGATCACGAGCAAGTATCGTGAGGAAGAACGTCAAAGACAGGCTGCTATTGAGTACGCCGAGGCGGTAAAGAAGCAGAATGAAGAGCTTCGCGCACGTCTGGACAAGGTAGATCAGGCGTATGTCGGTGAATTTGGCAGCAGACTTGAGTCTGACGCCGCCGCTGCCAAGGAAGCGTACAAAAAAGCATACGATGAGGGCGATGCAGACGCCATGTTTGCAGCGCAAGAGCGGATTAGTCAGATCGCGCTTGATAAAGCGCGGCATCAAGAGGCAAATCGGCGCGCAGAAGAGCGAAAAGCTCGTCCAGAGCCGGATCAAGAGCCGGTTCAACAGCCAACACAGCAGTCTGCACCCCCTCCAGACCCCAAAGCCGAGGCTTGGGCGGAGAAAAACGAGTGGTTTGGTAACGATCAGACCATGACATACGCAGCTTTTGGCATTCATAGACAGCTTGTGGAGGAGGATGGGTTTGACCCGACCTCTGATGACTACTATAGTGAGTTAGATAAGAGAGTTCGCGATGCGTTCCCGCAGAGATTTGCGGAAACAAAACGTGATACTGGACCCAGAGTCGCTTCTGCTGAGTCCACGGCGTCAAAAGCGCCGGCTAACAAGGGGCGCAGGACGGTCAAACTGACACCTTCGCAGATTGCGATTGCGAAACGGTTGAATGTTCCGCTTGAAGAATATGCGAAGTACGTGAAGGAGTAAGACATGGCCGATAGAAAGCCACGCGAAGCTACAAGTCGCGCAAAGACCCAAAGGCGCAAGCCTTGGGCACCCCCATCAAAGCTGGAAGCTCCCGAGGCTCCGGCTGGGTTTCAGCATCGTTGGGTCAGAACTGCTCTTCGGGGTGAGGACGACAAGACGAATGTGCACGCCAAGATGCGTGAGGGCTGGGAGCCGGTCAGGGCGGATGAATATCCTGATCTTGCGGAGAACTATCCGGTCATTGAAGAGGGGAAGAATGCAGGTGTTATCGGTGTCGGCGGTTTGATGCTGTGCCGGATACCTGAAGAAACGGTCGAGGAAAGAACTGATTACTACCGGGAACAGACCCGCAACCAAATGAAAGCCGTTGATGAAAACCTTATGAGGGAACAGCATCCCTCAATGCCTATACATAGCGATAGGCAAAGTCGTGTAACTTTCGGGGGCAAACCCTCCGAGTAACTTGTGAGGTAGGCAAATGGCTAACACTAATGTTGGCTTCGGCATGAAGCCGATCAATACCGCAGGTAGCACCCCAGCTACCCAAGGTTTTAATGCATATCGCATAAAGTCAGATGCAAGCGCGATTTTTCAAGGTTCTCCGGTTATCGCAACTAACGACGGCACAGTCGCCGTCTCCAGTTCTGCTTCCGGTGACACTTTGAAATTCGTTGGTGTATTTGCTGGCTGCGAGTATGTAGACGCAACCACCGGTAAGAAAAAGTTTTCGAACACTTGGCCCGGATCGGGGAGTGCAGACACAAATTTCGACATCATTGCGAATGTGTATGACAATCCGATGCAGCGGTTCATTATCTGTTCGGATGCTAGCCTTACCAACAAAGCTGGTGCAATCGCCACCATCTTCGAGGGCGCAGAGTTCTCGGCTGAGTCCAGCAAGGGCGCAGCAGATGGCGACACAACCACCGGTATTTCGACAGCACAGCTTGATGTATCAACTGTAGATGCTTCCGATCTTTCGCATCCGCTAAAGATTGTTGGTTTCTTGGATGATCCGGACAACGCTGACTTCACTGCTGCCGGTATTCCGCTGATTGTGATGTTCAACAACCATGCGCTTCTGGCCGGTTCGGCTGAAGCGACTGTATCGTAAGGAGACTGAGTCATGGCTATTAGTCGCGCACAACTCGCGAAAGAGCTTGAGCCAGGTCTTAACGCTCTTTTCGGTATGGAATACAATCGCTACGAAGGTCAGCATGCAGAGATCTATGACACAGAGGCATCAGATCGAGCCTTTGAGGAAGAGGTCATGTTGTCAGGTTTCGGCGCCGCTCCTGTTAAGCAGGAAGGTTCCGGTATCACATTCGATGATGCTCAAGAGGCGTATACCGCAAGGTATAACCACGAGACCATCGCAATGGGATTCTCTATCACCGAAGAAGCGGTGGAAGACAACCTCTACGACCGTCTAGCATCCCGCTATACTCGTGCACTTGCACGTTCTATGGCACACACCAAGCAAGTTAAGGCCGCTTCGGTCCTTAACAATGCGTTTA